CCTCCTGCTCCTCCACGTTTTACCTGAAAAGCACGCATTTGAACTTGATCGATAACATGGTCATTGTTACCGTTTACAAGTCCTGTGACCACATATCCTCCACGTTCTGTTGCCTGATTTGCGTGTGCCACAATCGGGACTATGTATCCCACAAGCCTTACATCTCTTACCGTGTCATTGTCACTTCTATTGTATAAATCTTGTGTTCTGTTCCATGCGTCGTTTGCTCTGTTCCATAAATTTAACTTATCATGTTCAATATTGTTCATCCTCTGGTCTCTGGCAATCATATCATGATTATCCATTATTTCACACCAGTTCCCTCCATTACGACCTGGAACTTTATAATAAGCTCTTCCACCGTTTAAATGAAATGTTCCCATGTAATCTCCATTCTCAAGATACATGTGGAGATATCTAGGCATCCAAGTCTCAGAGAGATTTGCTCTTACAATCCAATCATAATTATTGTTGTTCCTATACCCTTTATCCCACCTGATATATGGGCTCAAATCAGGTCTTGGAGCAATTTCTTTAACTTTAGCATATGTTATTATTCCCGGATCTGTTTCAGTTGCAAGATCTGTTTTTTTCACTCTATTTTCAAGTTCATCATTTATTATTTTGTTATCTTCAACAAAATCTATTCTTTTAGGATATTCACTCCCTATCCATTGATTCAGTCCTAAGCTTGTTTTTTTCTGTGCTGGCATTTTTTTTTACCTCCTATTCTTTGTATTTTTCTCTATCTTCCCAATTTAAATTTAAACTATCCCACATGTCCCAAGTTTTATTGTATCTGTCGAACTCATCCCAGGTTATGTAGCTGTAAACTATTTTGTAGCCCAGATGAGCGGGCTTATTCAGTTCTATAAAATTGATGAAATTATTTAAATTGGGCGGAATCCCATATATACTTGTAAACTTTATGATAAAGTAATACTCGTTAAATACTTCAGTTACTTCAATCTCCCCATTTGTAAATATTCGGGCCTGCTCCTTCAAGTTGTCCGGGGAAAATATCCGTTTTGACAGCAGGCGGAACAGAATTCTCTCCCTTCTGTCCTGCAGGCTCAAACTTAAATCTGTTTCCAGGTTCATGAATTTTTCGTATTTCAGTACCTGCTCCTCATTAAAAAAGTTTAAAAATATAAACTCTCTGTATTTTTCAATATCATTTTTTATCTTTTGAGCCTCTGTTATTAAACTCTTTATTAGATCCACCTGCAGACTGTTCCTTGCAACTTTGGAAATTACTTTTATTTTACTGTTCATTAATAACAACTCCAGTCACTATTAATATTTCGTTACTGTCTACAGTTATATTCTTGCTATCATTATTTATCGTAACTTTGCAGTCTTCGACACCATTGATAGATAAAACTATTTTTTCAACTCTGTTAATTGATAAAATTTCCTTGCTATTTAAAATGTATAATGCAGAGTTGTCTTTTATCATCTGCTTTATTTTTGAACTAATCTGATCTGATATAGAATTTAACTTTATTCCTGGACTTAAAATAACGCTTACGGATATAGCAATATTCTTACCGTCAAAACTTGTCACTGTAACATCGGCTCCAATTGGTCTACCGTCAATTTGTTCTATTCTTTTTTTCACCTTTTGTATTAAATCATTATCAGCTAGAGTATTGTTATAATTTGAAATTCTAACTCTTACCGTTCCATTCCCGTTCCATAGCGGCTCCACCAATACTTTGCCAACTCCGTCTATTTCTTTTGCCCATTTTTCATAGTCATAGATATTACCGCTATGTGCTGGTTTTAATATTCTTTCTTTTGCCCTGGATATTAAACTCTCATTAGGTTCTTTTTCATAACCGTTTGTGAAAGCTTTTTCATTAGTCACTGTAAAAATATCAGCATTAGATATTTCAAAATTTACTATCTCTCCAATAGCACAATTTCCAATTTCCCCAATTTGTAAACATTCTACTTCGGCAATCGCCTTGCCATTGAACGCTATAGTTGTATCATAAAGCAATTTATACTTTGTGCTATCTGTTTTCAATACTATCGTTCCGGCAGAGATTGTAGTGTCAGCTTTTCCAGTTATTAGTATTTCCCCTCTTGCTTTAGTTCCTTGCTTTCTAGTTACACCAAAAAGCATTGCGTGATAATCTATAAACTCATCCTCTGTTGCTGTATCGATAAAAGTTTGATTAACCCAGTATTCTAATAATTTATATATTGCTTCAGCTTCTATTCCGTAAGCACTCGCAATGTCGAAATTAAATGCTCCTTCTATTTTAGAAAAATTATTTTCCAAATTAGACAAAAAATTATTCCTTGCTTCTACTTTATTCATTGTATAGCACCTCGCTTTCTCCATAGACAGTAGAAATATTAAAAGAAACTTTTAAATGGTTATTGTCGTTATTGTAGTTTAATTCAAAATTATAGCAGTCCAAAATATACGGGTTAACCAATAAGCAATCTTTAATTTCTGAAATAATCAAAGCGTTTTTTATATTTTCCTGATAGATTGTGCCAATATGAGTATCTAAGTTATTTCCGTAACTATCAGAGTGTATTTCATAAAAATTTCTCTTTGTCTTAAGCGCTTTAAATATCCATACTTTAAGTGCCTCAATTTTTGTCAGTTCAATAAGGTTATTGCCGTTTTTTAACGGTTCCAATGTATCAAAGTCAATCGCATATTCTCTAAATATGGGAAATTCTTCTTTTTCTACGCTTCGATTCAAAAACAATTCTTCAAAATCCATATTTACACTCCTTCAATTGCACCGCTTGGCATTTTAACTATTTTACTAACCACTACATAGTTTATCCCCAATACCAAAACTAAAACTTCATCCCCAACTTTTAAAGTATCTTCAAACCATATATCCTTGCTGCTTTTGTAAGTTCCAGAACCTTTAATTGTCGAGTGGTCGTGAGTATGTGAAGCAGGACCGTTTCCTATTGCTGTTTGAGTTGTAGTATCTATTGTTATTTCATCAATAACACCGTCTATTTTATAAGTTCTGTGATAATGTGGTAATAAAAAATTAGAACAATAAATCTGTTCTGAAGGTATTTCCACATTATCAAATTTTATCTTCAATTCAGGTGGTGGATTGGTGACACTAGCTCTTATAAAATTGTTGGATTGCTGCTGTACTCCGTTATCAATCATATCGTTAAGTATTTCAAACATACTCATTATTTAGCACCTGCCTTTTTCCTGTTTTCCTTAGTTTCCTTATTTTTCTCGCTCTTCTTACCTTTCTTGCTTTTCTTACTTTTCTTACTCTTTTTATTTTTTGATTTTTTCGATTTTGGTTTTTCTTCGAATTCAGATTTGTCCATCACATTTTCAAAAGTTAATTCCACATCACAATAATACGTATCGTTTTCCCAAATATGTGTATCATTTTTCACTAAAAAACTACCAACAAGGTTAGTATGAGGTTCATGTATTCCTATCGAATATCCGCTTTGTATCAAAACGTTACCAAGACAGCTTATATTTCCTGTTTTTTCAACACTTTTCAACATTTCTTTAGCATTGCTGATATTGTCCCTGTCTTTGTCATACTGCATTACCTTTTGAAATAATCCGTATTTTTCTTTATCTTCTTTATTTTCTACTTTATCTACTATTTGTTGTTTTTCTTTTTCAGTTTTATAAATAACAATTTGATTCACCATTTGTTCAATATCTTCACCATACTTAGATTTTTTTATATCTTGTTCAGAGTTTAACATAACATCTGCCAAACTCCCTTGTTCCACGACTTCTATTTTTCCGTCATTACTAACAATAGAATATATTTTTTTATCTTTCCTATGTTGAATAGTATAGGCGTTCAAAATTATTTGGTATCCACTCTTATTAACCGCAGGATAAGTGCAATCCACTTTGTCTTCGGGTATATTACCGACTTCCAGTTTTAACTCTCCACAAATCTCTTTCAATATTTGAGACGGTTTTTTCTTATTAAAATTTTTCACGAAATAGTTTTTATTAAGATATATAGAGTTATCAAAACATCTAAAAGTTCTAATTTTACTATCTCCAACAACTTCAACAGAAAAAACTTTACCAATAAATAATTTGTCATCATCGACATAAAACTCAACTTTGTCTCCTAAATTAGCAATCTGAACATCATCTAAATATTTTACTTCTAATGTTCGTGATGTTCCGTTTATTCCACCTTTCCAAACAATCCGCTCAAATTTTTTTATATGTTCCTTATTATTAACAACAATCTTTAACATTTCCGAACTTCCTTTTTAAACTTTAATCAAGTTATTAATCTTTTCTTTTATTTTATTTTTTAATCCGCTCTTTAAATCTTCAAATCTTTCTTCCAATTGATATTCTTTAATTGGTGAAGTTTTTCCAGTATACCGTTCATAAAGATTATTAACATCATCAATTAATCTCGTCTGTTTGCTAACTTCTATTAAATCAATCGTAATATCAATATCCCCTGTTCTCTCCACTATTTCGTATTCTAACTGCTCAATATAACATTTAAAATAAATACTATAGTTAGCACTTGTTAAAGTTAGAACTTCTTTATTATCTTTATATTTTTCCAATTTTTTTATACCGCTCATTGGCGAATGTGGATTAAGCAAAAGGTTAAAAAATTTAGATTTTTTAGCGGGTAAAAAAGTAGAAAATTTAACTTTTTTTATGTTTTTTTCTCCTATTAACGCTACTTCTCCAACATCTAATATTTTTACGACTTCACTATTTTGACTGCTCGTAATCTTGAAATCTGACGGTGGTATTACAAAAATAAAAGGCTCTGTATCGTGCAGTAACATAAATATTGACCTCATATCAAACCTCCTTTCGAATTATCGTGATGCTTGAATTTGAGCTTGTAAATTTATCATCATAGTGTTATATGTACTTTGACTAACATTCTGTGCTACCTGTTTAGCTATGCTCTCAATTTTTGCTGTATCATTTATTGTTATGTTTGACAATTGTGCCGCTATCTGTGCATTAGCTTGATGATTTATAACCTGTTCTATCGATACAGGTTGCGGTATTGGAGGTTGCATTGTAGACAAACTGTTATTCAAAAGACCTGGTAAATTATTCAGAGGACTTAATCCAGTATTAAGAGCATTAGTTATCGCTGTAGTATCAATCGGTTGTAACGGGTTACTGCTTTGTTGTTTAGACAGCAGTTGTGAAATCGCACTTGTTAATTGCGCCGTTCTATCCTGCTGAGTAAGCACTAAATTTTGCTGCCCCATTCCTAATCCTGCTTTGAAGTTATGTCCTTTTGTTTCATATCCTGTGTTTACTGTGAATCCGAATCTTCCGTTTTCTACTCCTAAGTTAAGATCTGACTTGAAGTTTCCTCTCTTGTCTTCCTTATCTCCTTTGATTCCGAAGTAATCAGTCCATGCTCCTACGATTCTAGCTTCATTATTAACATCATTTACTTTTCCAATTTCATTTTCATAAGCAAATGCTAAGACTGCTGTAAAGTTAGAATTTTTGAATACTGGCTGATTGTATTTGAAGTCGATTCCTACACTTGGTTTAATTGAGATATAATCATCACTCTTAACATTCAATGCCATATCTCCAGTTTCGTGGATTCCCGAGAATC